AGCAAAAGCAGGTACTGATCCAAAATGGAAGACTTTGTGCGACAATGCTTCAATCCAATGATTGTCGAGCTTGCGGAAAAGGCAATGAAAGAATATGGGGAAGATCCGAAAATCGAAACGAACAAATTTGCCGCAATATGCACGCACTTAGAAGTCTGTTTCATGTATTCAGATTTCCACTTTATTGATGAACGGGGCGAATCAACAATTATAGAATCTGGCGATCCCAATGCATTATTGAAACACCGGTTTGAAATAATCGAAGGGAGGGACCGAACAATGGCCTGGACAGTGGTGAATAGTATCTGCAACACCACAGGAGTTGAGAAGCCTAAATTTCTCCCAGATTTGTATGACTACAAGGAGAACCGATTTATTGAAATTGGAGTGACACGGAGGGAAGTTCACACATACTATCTAGAAAAAGCCAACAAGATAAAATCTGAGAAGACACACATTCACATATTCTCATTCACTGGAGAGGAAATGGCCACCAAAGCGGACTACACCCTTGATGAAGAAAGCAGGGCCCGAATCAAAACCAGGCTGTTCACTATAAGGCAGGAAATGGCCAGTAGGGGTTTATGGGATTCCTTTCGTCAGTCCGAGAGAGGCGAAGAGACAGTTGAAGAAAGATTTGAAATCACAGGGACTATGTGCAGGCTTGCCGACCAAAGTCTCCCACCTAATTTCTCCAGCCTTGAAAAATTTAGAGCCTATGTGGATGGATTCGAACCGAACGGCTGCATTGAGGGCAAGCTTTCTCAAATGTCGAAAGAAGTAAACGCCAGAATTGAGCCATTTCTGAAGACAACACCACGCCCTCTTAGATTACCTGATGGGCCTCCCTGCTCTCAGCGGTCGAAGTTTTTGCTGATGGATGCCCTTAAATTAAGCATCGAAGACCCGAGTCATGAGGGGGAGGGGATACCGCTATATGATGCAATCAAATGCATGAAAACATTTTTCGGCTGGAAAGAGCCCAACATTGTAAAACCACATGAAAAAGGCATAAACCCCAATTACCTCCTGGCTTGGAAGCAGGTGCTGGCAGAGCTCCAAGATATTGAAAACGAGGAGAAAATTCCAAAGACAAAGAACATGAGGAAAACAAGCCAATTGAAGTGGGCACTTGGTGAGAATATGGCACCAGAGAAAGTAGACTTTGAGGATTGCAAAGATGTTAGCGATCTAAGGCAGTATGACAGTGATGAACCAAAGCCTAGATCACTAGCAAGCTGGATCCAGAGTGAATTCAACAAGGCATGCGAATTGACAGATTCAAGTTGGATTGAACTTGATGAAATAGGGGAAGACGTTGCTCCAATTGAGCACATTGCAAGTATGAGAAGGAACTATTTCACAGCGGAAGTATCCCATTGCAGGGCTACTGAATACATAATGAAGGGAGTGTACATAAACACAGCTTTGTTGAATGCATCCTGTGCAGCCATGGATGACTTCCAACTGATCCCAATGATAAGCAAATGCAGAACCAAAGAAGGAAGACGGAAAACTAACCTGTATGGATTCCTTATAAAAGGAAGATCCCATTTGAGAAATGACACCGATGTGGTAAACTTTGTGAGTATGGAATTCTCTCTTACTGATCCGAGGCTGGAGCCACACAGATGGGAAAAGTACTGCGTTCTTCGGATAGGAGACATGCTCTTACGGACTGAAATAGGCCAAGTGTCAAGGCCCATGTTTCTTTATGTGAGAACCAATGGAACCTCCAAGATCAAGATGAAATGGGGCATGGAAATGAGGCGATGCCCTTTTCAATCCCTTCAACAGATTGAGAGCATGATTGAGGCCGAGTCTTCTGTCAAAGAAAAAGACATGACTAAAGAATTCTTTGAAAACAAATCAGAAACATGGCCAATTGGAGAATCACCCAAGGGAGTGGAGGAAGGCTCCATCGGGAAGGTGTGCAGAACCTTACTGGCTAAATCTGTTTTCAACAGTCTATATGCATCTCCACAACTCGAGGGGTTTTCAGCTGAATCAAGAAAATTGCTTCTCATTGTTCAGGCACTTAGGGACAACCTGGAACCTGGAACCTTCGATCTTGGGGGGCTATATGAAGCAATTGAGGAGTGCCTGATTAATGATCCCTGGGTTTTGCTTAATGCATCTTGGTTCAACTCCTTCCTCACACATGCACTAAGATAGTTGTGGCAATGCTACTATTTGCTATCCATACTGTCCAAAAAAGTACCTTGTTTCTACT